CGCATCTTATACAAGTTTCTATAACATGACATTGAAAATACGTAAAATACAAAACGGTGCTCGTATGTTGGAAGTATATCTAAATGAAGCATACCAAGGCGCTGTGAATATTGGCACTTGGACTCCGTCAGGTAACTACTATGGAGTAGCGGCCTACACAGGTGGTAACACTGCTCAAATGTGGGTGCGTCAATTGAGAATTGACTGGTAAATTATGTTAATCACAAGTGGAGTTCAAATTTACGGTGGTGTTCAAATATATGACATCCCTGGTTACAATGGAATATTATTAGCTAACCTAGTGGCCAACTATAGTTCAGCACCTAGCGTGGGCAGCACCTGGACTGACTCATCTGGTAATGGACATAACATCAACATAGTCAATCAAAGTGCGTCCAATGTAGCATACCCTAGCACCTACGGTGGCGGAGTTACTATTCTTAATAAAAATAATGCTTACTTTGACACAGGCATTGTTGCTGGTACATTGAGTAATAACTTTACCATCAGCATGGCTGCACAGTTTAATATATCTACTACCTATTGGGCTACTTGGTGGGGTGATGATTACTACAGCGGCAACCAAGGTTACTTTGGATATCAATCATCTAGTTCAGGCATAACATTTGGCAGTGTAAATGGCCCAACAACGGTTGTATTTAGTACCATAGGTGCTAATATTGCCAATGTTAACATTTGGGACTTTACTATATCAGGTACCCAGGCCAACATTTATCTTAACGGAGTTTCAGCAGGTAATCTTACTATTACTGCTCCAAGTAGCGTAGGCACAGCTAACCTATACTTTGGCTCACGTCATCAAAACACAGGTGGTGGATACACAGATACCAGTCCAGGAACCTACTACAGCATGCGAGTCTATAACATAGCATTAACCTACGGTCAGATACAGACTAATTATCAAACTCTTAAAAGCACATACGGATTACCATAATGATTATATCAGGTTCAACAATCAATGGTGGTACTGTATACGATCTAACTGATCTATACTCATTCTCTATGTTTAACTTTACCTCAAATATTGTAGGACAATATGGCCCTACACTAGGTAATTTATACAATACCTACAGCAACACAGGCAACACCTGGTTGACCAATACCAACTTCTTTACTGTACCAGGCGCTTGGCAGGGCTATCAGGTATGGACTGTGCCGCACACCGGCCGCTATCAGATCACAGCCGCAGGTAGTCGCAGTGGTGTGATCACAACCTTTAGTGGCAACACTACCTATGGCAATGCCCATGGACGCGGTGCTGTGATACAGGGCGTGTTTAGTCTACAACGCGGTCAGAAGCTTACTTTAGTAGTAGGACAACCCAGTGCTAATACCACACAACCTAGTACCTTTTCTAGCCCAGGGGGCGGTGGCGGTAGTTTTGTAGCTCTAGGCAATATAGCTCAGGGCTTTGCTAACGTTATACCGTTGGTCATAGCAGGTGGCGGCGGTGCTCCTGGTTCATGGACTAGTAATAGCAGTCTTTTCCCGGGCGGCTATGGCGTGACCACACGTCGTGGTGGCAACAGTGCGGGCTATACCACTGCGACTATTACGTCTAATAGAACAGGTGCTCCTGGCGGTGTAAACGGACAGGGCGGTAACACACACGTCAGCATTGGTGGCACAACCAGCCTCAATGGCTATGACAGTGGTGGCGGTGCTGGTTGGTCAGGTAACGGTATCTTTTGGACTAGCACGATCTGGACGTCTAACACTCAATTGGCTCCAGCTGGGCCTTTTGGTGGCGGTGGTAACAGTTTCCAATTTGGTGCCAATGGCGGTATATACAGCACAAGTTATGCTCCACCTAGTACCAGCTTTGGTGGATTTGGTGGTGGTGGCGGCCCTGGCCCTATTACTGGTGGTGCTGGCGGTGGCTACAGTGGAGGCGGTGGCGCTTATAGTGCTTCAGCAACTAACATTGATTCCGGTGGTGGCGGTGGTAGTTACATTGACAGTAATGCGGCATCAGTGGCAACCAGTGATGGTCAATTTGATTTAAGCGGCACATTTAACGGCTCACCTATTACCAGCCTAGGATTCTACAACAACACCGCTGGTTATATTAGTATTGTGAAAATGTAATCATTTTAATTGACTAAAACTAGAATTTAGTATATAATAACTATATGCTGAATATCATTTCTGACTTTGTTAAAACAATCTTACCTGCAAAACGCAAAACAACTCCCACTGGTTGGACTAGTTTTAATGCACCATGCTGTCAGCACAACGGTGAAAGTGCAGATACCCGTGGTCGCGGTGGATTAACAGCCAATCAAGATGGTAGTGTTAGCTATCATTGTTTTAACTGTAATTTCAAAGCCAGTTACCAACCCGGTCGTCATTTAACATTTAAGTTTCGTAAGCTATTAACCTGGTTAGGAGCCAGCGACAACGATGTTAACCGCCTAGTAATCGAAGCTATTCGTATCCGTGAACTAGTTAACCCAGAAGAAGTCAAACTTGAAGAAGAACGTGTAGAGTTCAAAATCCGTGAACTTCCGGAGGGTGCTGTTAGTTTTCAAGCACTGCTCTCATTTCATTTGCTTGATGATTTACGTAATGTTCCGCCATTACTAAATTCAGCAGTTGATTATGTTAAAGCTCGTAAAATTAACACAGACCTTTATAATTTCTATTGGACAGACAGTCTAGAACACAAGTTAGATCAACGTGTGATCATTCCTATGATCTGGGAGGGCAAGACCATTGGCTACACAAGCCGTGCCTTTGTAGATGATGTTAAGCCCAAATACTATAGCAGTTATGAACCAAATTTTGTGTTTAACACAAACAATCAAAGACCAGAGAGTAAGTTTGTTATTGTATGCGAAGGTCCTTTTGACGCTATGTCGATTGATGGTGTAGCAGTCTTAGGTAATGAATGCAGTGAACAGCAAGCAGACATTATTGATGCGTTAGGCAAGGAAGTTATTGTGGTCGCTGACAGAGACCGAGCTGGTGCTAAACTATTAGAAAAAGCAATAGAATATGGTTGGTCAGCCAGCTTTCCAGTTTGGCAAGAAACCTGCAAAGATGTCAATGAAGCAGTGGTAAAATATGGTAAGTTGTTTGTGCTCAAGGCTATTTTAAATGCTAAAGAGTCGAGCAAACTCAAGATTGAACTTATGAAAAAGAAACTGTATAATTAATAATATGAGCACAAAAGACTATTCACCAGATTTACAAAAACTTTTTATTGAAATGATGTTGCAGGATGCACAGAGCTATGTGCGTGTGCAGAATATCTATAATCCAGAAAACTTTGATCGTAGTTTAAGAGAAGTAGCAAAGTTTATCAAAGAACACAGCGACAATCACAAGACCCTGCCTACTATTGAACAGGTCAAAGCTGTTACAGGAACAGAACTAAAACACGTACCAGATCTGACAGAAGACCACTATAATTGGTTTATGACAGAGTTCGAAGGCTTTACTAAACGTCAAGAACTTGAACGTGCTATTCTCAAAGCCGCAGACATGCTGGAAAAGGGTGACTATAATCCTGTAGAAAAACTAATCAAAGATGCAGTGCAGATTAGTTTAACCAAAGACATGGGCACAGATTATTTCTATGATCCTAAAGCACGTATTGAAAAGTATTACAACAGTGGTGGACAGGTATCTACTGGTTGGCCACAAATGGATAAACTCTTATATGGCGGATTTAGTCGCGGTGAATTGAATATATTTGCTGGCGGTTCTGGCTCAGGTAAGAGTTTGGTCATGATGAACTTGGCTTTGAGTTGGTTACAAGCAGGCCTGAGTGGTGTGTATGTAAGTTTAGAGTTGAGCGAAGAACTTTGCGCACTTAGAACAGACGCTATGTTAACTGGCATGGGCACCAAAGACATTCGCAAAGACATTGACACAACCACAATGAAGGTGCGTCTGGTTAGTAAGAAAGCTGGTAACTATCAGATCAAAGGATTTCCAGCACAGTCAAATGTCAATGACATCAGAGCATATTTAAAAGAATATCAAATCCAAACAGGTAAGAAGATTGACTTTGTTATGGTAGACTATTTGGACTTGGTTATGCCTGTGAGTGCTAAGGTTAGTCCAAATGACCTGTTTGTCAAAGACAAATATGTATCAGAAGAACTGCGTAACTTGGCTAAAGAACTAGGTGTGCTATTTGTCACAGCTAGTCAGCTTAACCGTGGTGCGGTTGAAGAAATTGAATTCGATCACAGTCATATCGCAGGTGGATTAAGTAAGATCAACACAGCAGATAATGTGTTTGGTATCTTTACGTCACGTGCTATGCGTGAGCGTGGTCGTTATCAGATACAGTGT